TGTTCTTATATTGCGGAAGCGTTGTAACGTTAGCAACAATGCTAACAGGGACATAGGTAGGTGGTTGAAACGTTACTGTTGTATTAGCTGGTATTTTTCCAACTAAATAATTACTTATTGTTGTTTTGTAGTTGTTAAACACATCTGATGGGGTAGTCCCAGAAATAGAAGTTAAGCCTATGTCACCGGCTGATGGTGCAAAGTAAACAGTGACGCTTGTATACACATCCGCTACTGCGTTGGCTTTAGCTGCACCAGCGGCAACAGTTAAAGCGGAGTAGTCAGCTAACGACACAGCTCTGTTTAATGCGCGAAGGCTGTTAGGGGCGTTTACTCTAATTGAATCTGTTGTTTCTTCTTCAGCACCGCCAGTAGCAGCTGTTAAGTTAGTGACAGTCAATCCGCTAAAGTTTGTCAATGCTACGCTAGATTTAATAATAGATTTAATTAAACCAATACCAACGTTTCCAATTTCCCCGCCACCTACTCTGTAAGTTGCGGTAATTGTCGCGCTATTGGATGGAATACGTCCGCTTACACCATCACCAAACAAAACAAAAGAGCTACCGGAGGCGTTGGTGTATACAGAAAACACAGGGTCATAGTTGTTATAGTCAATTAAATAAGATACCTCTGTAAATGCTGAAGACCCCGCAACTATACTAATAGAATTACGGATTAGTGGGGAGAAGGTTAATTCACGAACCTGATTAATCTCACCTGTTGAGGCTGGTCCAAGCTCTTCAACCTTTGTTTCTCCCTGAGTAGCCACGACAGTTGCTGTTCCATTTACTGTACTTACTTTGGCTGGGACGGTGACTTCAGAGTTAGTCTCAAAGATAATCTGTGTTCCGCCAGTTGTTGAGGCCGAAGTTGCAATTTGCGTACCTGCAGGTACCACAATTGCCGCGTCTGTTGGGTTAGTAAAGGTTAAAGTTACGCTAGACGCAACGACAGTAGTTGGGTTATAGCCTAGAAGACGAGCAAGGTATAGAACGCTATCTCTCTGGCTTGCCGTTGTCATAAACGCTTCATTTGCAGATCGGTCAATATAGTAGTTAAGAATGTCGCCCATGTAAGCAAACAACTCAATTAGAACAATGCCAAAGTCAGCAGGGTCTCGGCTGGTCCATTCTGGTAAGAAGTCGCTAATGCGACTAATCATGTCGTCGCGGATAGCCGCGTAATCCTTAGAGGTATAGTCCACCTGTGGGACGTAGTTAATTTCAGCCATTGTTTACCTCCAAAAGAACATCTCCAGACCTGCTTAGGATATCAGTTTTTAGCGTTACACTCTGCTCATCGATTGTCCCCGGTATTGAATAGAGGATTTCAATATTTAAGTTACCTTCATTAGGATCTAAAAACCCAGTTACTGAGTTTAAAGTCAAAGCGGAAAGCCATTTAGAAAAGCCAATTTGTATTGACTGTCTGGACCTATCAATTGCCTCGTCTGCAGTTTCAAATACAGATGCTTTGACTTGAGTACCAAATGTAGGGCTCATAATCCGCTCTTCTAAGCTTGTTAGAACTACCCCGTACACTCTGTCTTTCCATATTTTTGAGTAGTCTTCAGTCTTACGAACTCCGTTAGGCCCAATTGTAAAAGGTAATGTGATTGCTACGTTAGCCATTTAAACTCCCATCCAAACTGGAAAATCAGGATCTCCCCCTACAAACATAACCCAGACCATCTGGTTTACTTCAGGGACGTGCCTGTGATAAGTGTGCTCCGCAGCAGTAAGGCCCTCTTCTGTGCCGTCTCTGTCAAGAGGATCAGTCATAGCTACGTGAGGGTGTTTAAGTGTGTTGCTGTTCCCTGAGTGGGCTGAGATGGTAACGGTGTGCGTATGGGCGGAGGCTCCCGATAACGCAGAGTTAGTGGTCGCAGTATGGTTATCAATTAAAGCCACCACTTGAGCCGCTGTATGGGCCTGGTGGTCTAAATGCTCAGCGGTGTTAGTAATTGGAGTGCACGGCAACGCCCAATCAGTGACAGAACCCCCTAGAATTTGAGGAACTGTAAGTTTAATACGGTATAGCTTTTGTGGGTCAGCGTTGTCTACACATATGCCTTTGTATATTCCATAAAAATAAGTAGTCATAGTAATCCTCTCTTTTTTGCCAGTCTAACAGTTGTAGCTACACTTTTCTTTTTTGTAGGTATGACCGTGTTTAAAGACTTTGTTTTGCTTTTCCACGTATTTGACGCCGTAGACCTGCCTTTAACAGCAGCTGGTTTAGCTCTGTTTTTAACAACGCCAAATGACCCTTTATTAGTGTCAACTATTTTTTTTCTTTTAATGTTTAAGGCTGTCTTTGGTTTAACTTTTGTTTGCTTAACGTTAGGCTTAATTACACGTTTTTGTTGTTTATTTGGTGCTGTAACTCTTTGAGAGTCTGTCCAGGTGTCTGCAAGGCCTAAAGAATCAGACCCAAGCTCAACAACGGTTGTGTATTTAAATGAATTTCGTTTTTCTTCTACAATTATGTGTTCTGCAGAAAGTACTATCCAATAACCATTGTATGGGGAGTCAACTCCAGTTATGTGTATAGGCATATCTGGCCTAACATCAACAGATCCTAAGATTTCAGCAGTTGCTCTGTAAGGAAAAGAGTTTCTAGCTTCCGCGGCTTCTGCCTCATAAATAGCCATGTCTGCAGTTAAAGCAACAGTAGACACATCAAAACTATCAAAAAACTCAAATTGTTGTTTATTTCTAGTTTTTTTATTTCTAGTCTGTTGAGTAATTGATATAGCTTCTCCAGAGGCAACATCTACTCCAGATACCGCTACCGCTGATTTCCAAGCGCCTTCATACTCAACAGACTCACTGATAATTGGAGAAAACGAATAAAGAGTTGAACCGCCAGGCATAGAAAGGTTTTGCATAACAAACGACGGCGCTTCTGCTCTTAAGTTTTTATAATCTTCAAGCATAGGTTGAAAATACAGTTCGGTGTTTTCTGTTCTAAGAGAGTACCCGCATTGTTTAGCAAGTTTTGCCATAAAAGCCCAATCAGACAGACCAGCTTGAGATATTTGGGCAAACACTCTTGGGTGAGGGACGGCATAACAGACAAAATCATGGTCAGTTGCTATTGACTTTATAACTTTATCAACTGTTGTGTCTTTATATATCTCTTGACGTTGCTGCTTCATAGGAAAAGACCCGCCAACAAAAGTAACTTCTGAAAAGTTAAGTGCTGGGGTTCTTTTTAATTTTATGTGATGGACGTACCCATAAAAGTCTTTTTTAGACTCTCCATCAACAATTTGAACAGATACGGCTGTGCCTGGGGACACCACATCGTACTCAAGGCCCCAGTCTTTAAACTCAATTACTAAAATTTCGTGTTGATACCTAGATTGAATTAGCCTAGCATTGTATACAGTGCTAATACTTAAACTAGTTTCTGGAAATCTAACAGATATAAATTTAAACATTAGGTATCCGCAACACTGTTCCAGGCTTTATATTAATAAAATCCTCTATAGCAGGGTTGTATTCAACAATTACCCACCAATATTGTGGATTTTTATAATACTTAAAAGATAGTTGGTCTAAACGCTCACCTTCAACGTAGGTATGCTCCCAGTAGCTTGTTAACCCTAAATTAGAAGCCGAATACAAAACAACAGGTTCTTCAATTAAGTCTACCGTTGAGGCTACATAATCAATAATTGAGTACTCATACCGAGATCCTTTAAATATTGTCATTATCCGCTCACTATTCCAGAACCAGCAAAGCATTCCATGTTTAGGGATACAGTTGTTCTTAGAGGAATCATGTCCTGTGTAAACATCTCATGTTGCATGGTGATTCCAGTAAGCCACCCTACGTAGGAGAGGCTTTCAGTAACATCTGGCCCTAATACAAGGCCTAACAAAGTAGGCATTAAGAACCCAATATTAGCAGTTTTCTTATTAAGAAGTGTTGACCACTCACCTTCACTGCTGCTTCCACCGTTTATAGCTTTAAATAGGTACTCAAGATCAGCCATTGTTCCTCGTTTTTGAAGATCTGTTATCTTTTGGCCAATGCTAATTTTTGTACTTCCAGGGTACCCCGTGTTGTAATAACGAGACAGGCTAGCATTTGTTAATCCGTTTCTTTCTGCCACCATGCCTTTTAAACATGCAAAATCGTTAACTCTATCTAAGACAATATTAAAAGAAACAGTTTCTTGTCCAGGAAACGCGCCAGCTACTGACTTTAGTCTATCAGCGTGGCTTGGTGTTATTTCCATATTACGCATAACGCTAGAGCTAATGGTTGTTGGATTCCATAAAAATTGAAAACCATAGTTATTTAAAGCTGTATTTGCTAAAGCTTCTCCTGTTTTTTTGTTTTTAGCATCAGCTACAGCTCCAAAAGTAGTTACAGTTCCGTCGTCTGCAATAGCATTAATATCCTCAACGCCACACCAAAACCATAGTCTTCCTCTTCTATATTGATGAAAGCTAGGAGTTCTATTTCTATTTGAGTTTGTTCGCAGGGTGCCGTCAAATGGGTCCATAGTCTCAGGTATAACAGGGAGACTCCAGTCATGTGGAGGAAGGTTCCATATGTAATCTTTAGGGTCAGGATTGCCTTTAGTTGCTGCTGAGCTTTTTGTAGTTACTGGGTTAGCTGTTGTTGCAGCAGACACTATGTACTCTACGCCAGAGGCTGCTTGTATTCCAGCAAGAGTTGTAGTATTAACACTGCCTTTTGTTTTGTTTACGCCTAGTTTAGACGCTCTTCTAATACCGTCTATAGTAGTGGTATCTACGTAGCTGGCTGAGTTATTTGCCATTATTTGTTTCCAATCAGCTTACCTAGGTTTAAATCTCCAAGTGCTTTCTTAATAGAGTCAACAAATGACTTGTTATCTGCAGGAGTTGTAATGTTAAAAGTAACTCCACCATAGTTAATAGTAGATCCTCCAGCCATACTGCTAAACATGTCAGCTAACCCAGTGTTACCAGCGCCTGTTGCACCAGATTTCAACAACCCAGAGACGGTGCTGTCACTAATTGTATTAGTCTTTAGGTATTCGGCATAAGCTTTTTCAAACTCCGTGCCTTTAAAAGGATTATCTGTTTGAGTATTTGACCCTCCTCCAGAACTTCCTCCCCCGCCTGTTCCGCCGCCTTTTCCTGTTCCCCATTTAGAGGCATACACGGCATCCATAATTCTGTTTTGGTCTTTTCCATGAATAATGGAGTTAACAATTTTGTCGTAGCCGCGTTCTTTTGCTTTTTCAGTTAAAGTTAAAATGGTAGCTTCTAGCCCTTGTTGCCAACTTGTGTAGTGCTTTACGCCATGTTCTCTTCCAGGGCCGCCGTCCATTAACTTTGCTCCAGGCATATTACGAGTTGTATTAAGGGGGTTGTAGCCTGCAGAGTTGTTCCAATGACCGCCCTCTTGCGCCATCCAAGAGATTACTGCGCTAGTGTTTGCTTCAGTTGGGCTTCCACCAAGTTTGGTAATAAGAGCTTTAGCCCATTCATTTTTACTCATGTCTGGACCAGTGGCTTTTACACTTCCTCCATGATGTCTAAATGGGTTTTTACCGTCCATGTTAGGGATAATTGTTCCGTCAGTTTTTGGAATAAATAGCTCAGGGCCTTGCTCTCCAACAATGTAAGGTGTTTTATTTCCTACAGGTCCGCCTTCAGCTTTTCCTGGAAGCATCTTTCCAAGTAGGGCTGTAAGAAAGCCCATAACACTGTTTCCAATACCGCCACCGGCGCCACCAGCAGTTTGTAGCATAGCAGCCATCATATTAAATATTTTTAATGGTCCACCTAAAGGACCCAACGCGGCGTCAGCAGTTAAAGCGCCTTGAGCAATCGTGTTAAGAGTAGTTTGAACGCCTGTATAGCCAAAAGCACCCATGTTAGATACTTGACCTAAACCTTGAGTTCCTAAAGCTTCTTTTCTTTGTTTTGTTTGGACAGCTTTTGTTGTCATTCCAGACGAAAGAGCTCCCTCGTCTGTAATCGCAGCTCCACCAGTTTTAGCTTTGTAAATAAGACCATTTTTAATTGCTGTATAAACTAAAGGATCATCACCAAATAAATTTTGAACCATAGAGTCCATAGAGTTACCAGGTTGAAAAGCAATTAACATCTGCTCTTCAGTGATGGCGCCTCTGCCGTCTTTAGAAACATCTCTAGTAATTTTTTTCCATAAATCATCAATGATTACATCCATTGGCTTCATATTGCCTTGTTCATCACGGATGTTAATGCCAACACCTTTAAGCATGTTTACTGAACGTGCGCGTTGCATACCGCCGTAAGCTCTAGTTGTTCCCTCTAAACCCATACCAGGAACTAAGTTAGAAACATTAGAAATACCAGACATAACACTGCCGCCAAATTGGCCGTCAGTTCCAGCTCTTTGCATAAAGTTAGGGCCGTTAATTCCGTAGCTTTGAGCTGCAGCAAACGCTCTAAACGCATCCATAGGGTCGTTTGCTCCGCCACCCTTAGCCATCTCAGTAGCAGATCGACGAGCATATTCATAGCGACTTCCGCCACCTGTACCAAATGCTGCTTGGTCAAATGTGAGTCCTGGGTCTTTTGGCATAAATGCTGCCGTACGTTGCATAAGGAGTTGTGCCTCAACCATGTCAGAGGTTGCCTGCGCCCCCATTAGAGCAGTTCCAGCTCCATACAGGATTGCACCTGTTTTATTTTGTGAGACGTAGTCAGAGAGGTTGCGGAACATTCCGCCGCCTCCACCACCGCCCCCGCCCCCGCCGTAGTTGCCGCCAGGAGCTACAAGCTGGCCTCCGCCACCCTGTCCACCGCCAATTGCGGTTTGTGCAGGGGAGCTAAATACTTGGTTGTTACTTGGCTGCTGTTGCTGACCAAAGTTTGGGTCTGGTGCAATCTTGCTAGAAGACTGCATGCCAGAGCCACTTTTAACTAAGCTTCCAGCCCTTGAACCAGCAGTTTGTATAACTTGCCCAAGGCTTGTCCACTCTTGTTTTAACCGCGCAGTCTCTTGAATAGAGCTAGAAATACCGCTTTTAAGGTCGGTAAGTACGGCAGATGTGCGTGAGGGTAAATTCATACCGCTTTTGCTATCAGCCATTACTAACTCCTTCCGTTATAACGTAAAGCTCTTTCTAGCCAATTTACTCTTTCTCTTACAGATAGCTCTCTAATTTCAGTTAGAGTCCATCCAATAAAAGCACGAGTTAAAATCTCGTATTGATCTAACAAACCAGTGTATTCAGGAATATCAGAGTTGAAACAAATCAAGCAAGCTGAGTGGTAGATTCATACTCTCTCCACATGCCCTGCAAGCTTTCTTCACCTCCCCAAGGCGTGGGCCCGGGTTGTTATTAATGATCTCATCAACAAGATTTGCACGATCAGTCATGCCCAAAGACAAAACTGTGTGAGCGCCCATAGACGGCGCACCGTCTACAGAAATTACGCAGCCAGCTAACAACAGAGTATTAATCTCTGCCGCAGTCTTATCTGCGTTGTCCATAAGTTTCTTTTGAACTAAGCCTGTAGGAAGTGCAACACCTACTGGGCCTTTCTTTGTTTCAACTATCCAAGTGCGGCCTTTTGACGCGTCAAGTGGGCGAACTGGGATGTCTTCAGATAAAACAACCACAATCTCTTGGTCCTCGTTGCAAGCGTAGCAGTGGGCCATTGCCTTTAATTCATCACCAAAAGTAACTTTACGGATACCTAACAAGATTGCGTCTCTGTCTCCAGATAACAAGCTGTCTAACATATCTTTAGTGGCGTCTTCTGTTCCAACTTTTACAAGACCTCGTTGAAGCAAAACACCTAGAGCTTTAGCTTTTGACCCAGCTTTAGAGATTGCTTCTTCGTCAGCTCCATTGAGCTCTCGCACTTCTGCGGTTTTAACAACAGTGCCGTCCTGGGAGACGTAGCCACCAGGAAGGTCAACTGTCGTGTCGGAAGGTGCCCGAGAAGTAATTACCTTCTCGGGCTCTTCCATAGCTTGCTGAGCGAATTGTGATACTAACTCGGCATCTGTGATGACTTGTGACATGTATTTTGCTCCTTATT